ACTACTGAGTTCCTTCTACCATATCTGCACCGCAAGATGCATACTCTTACAAAGAGTAAACAGATTCCCACATTACCTAAGAATTTAGTCAAGCCTACTATTGTAGCTGGTATAAATGCACTAGGACGTGGACAAGATCGTGATGCTCTTGTACAATTCATTACTACCATTTCACAGACAATGGGGCCAGAAGCTCTGGCACAATACATGAACGCTGATGAAGCTATCAAACGTCTCGCAGCTGCTCAAGGAATTGATGTTCTTAATCTCGTTAAGAGTGTAGAAGAACGTAGTCAAGAACAACAGCAAGCTCAAGGACAGATGGCACAACAATCCTTAATGAGCCAAGCTGGTCAACTAGCTAGCGCACCATTAATGGACCCACAAAAAAACCCTAAAGCTCTTGAAGCTATGCAAGCTGTAGCTGGAGGTGCTATGGGTGGTACACCTCAATAACCATGCCAACTGAAACTATTACATACGATCCGACTGATGATTCAGTTGTGCTCGAAGCCGATACTGCTAGGGATCAAGAAAGCCTAGAGATTGGTGAACAGATGTTAGCCGAGCAAGAGAACTTACTTGCTGGTAAATATAGAAAGCCTGAAGATTTAGAAGCAGCATACCTTGAACTACAAAAGAAACTAGGTGATCAAGAAGCTGGTACTACAGAAGAGATAGCAGAAGATCCTGCTCCTGAGCAATTAGACCCAGCTAGTTACTATCAAGAAGATGGTACTGTTAACTATGATACAGCTGAACAAGTTTATGGTGAGCAGGTTTCAAATATATTCAAATCTAATGACATAGACCCATTCAAAATGAATGAGTACTTTGTTGAGAATGGTGGTACACTCTCTGAAGATATGTACACCAAGCTTGGTGAAGCTGGTTTAAGTCAAAGTTTAGTTGATTCTTATCTTGAAGGTGTTCGTCAAAAAGTAGGCTTCGATCAAACAGAACAGCCTACTGAACAACCTTACCTTAATGAGCAAGAAGTATCTGAAGTACACGCCTTAGCTGGTGGTCCTGAAGGATATGAACAGCTCATGGAATGGGCTGGACAAAACTTATCCGAAGCTGATTGTAAGAACTATGATGAGATCGTAGAGCTTGGAAACAAAGCAGCTGTTACATTCGCAGTTAAAGCACTCGTGGGACAATATGAAGACTCAGTTGGACGTGACTCCAAACTGATTACAGGTAAATCTTCTAAGGTAGAAACATATCGCAGCATGGCTGAAGTAGTTAGAGACATGGGTAATCCATTGTACGATACTGATGAAGCATACCGTGATGATGTACGCCGTAAACTAGAAGCATCAAACTTAAAAGTATAAGTAACAGTGGCAGCCCGAACAGTTCATCGTCCCTGCCACCACTCACTTATCTTTAATACACATGACCGTTACTACTGAGTACGGTAAACAAAACATTTTCGCTAAAGAAACACCCCCAAGAATTATGACACACAACCATGACAACGACCAGTGGCACATTGCTGAAGAGCTTAATGGCCGCTTTGCTATGTTTGGTTTTATTGTTGCAATTGGCACCTACATAACTACTGGACAAATTATACCTGGCATTTTATAAATGGCAACAACAGTACAAATAACGAAACCAACTGATAACTGGCAGAGTTTTTGTGACTGGACAACAAGTACCGACAACCGACTTTACGTTGGATGGTTCGGTGTCCTTATGATCCCTGCACTCTTAACAGCAGCGACATGCTTTATCATAGCATTCATTGCAGCTCCTCCAGTTGATATAGATGGTATTCGTGAACCCGTCGCAGGCTCACTACTCTATGGAAACAACATCATCTCAGGCGCAGTCGTGCCGTCAAGTAACGCAATCGGTCTTCACTTCTACCCAATCTGGGAAGCTGCAACCATCGACGAATGGTTGTATAACGGTGGACCATATCAACTCATTGTGTTCCACTTTCTCATCGGTATCGCAGCATACATGGGACGCCAATGGGAACTTAGTTATAGACTAGGTACCCGACCATGGATATCAGTCGCATACTCAGCACCCGTATCAGCAGCATTTGCTGTATTTCTTGTATACCCATTCGGACAAGGGAGCTTTAGTGATGGTATGCCTCTTGGTATTTCAGGCACTTTCAATTTTATGTTTGTCTTTCAGGCAGAACATAATATCCTCATGCATCCTTTCCATATGCTCGGCGTTGCAGGGGTATTCGGTGGAGCTTTATTCGCTGCTATGCACGGAAGTCTTGTTACTTCCTCACTTATTCGAGAGACAACTGAAACTGAGTCTCAGAACTATGGATATAAATTCGGTCAAGAGGAGGAGACGTATAACATTGTTGCGGCTCATGGCTACTTTGGGAGACTCATCTTCCAGTATGCTAGCTTTAATAATAGCCGTGCTTTACACTTCTTCCTGGCTGCTTGGCCCGTCACTTGCATATGGATTACCTCTATGGGAATCTCCACTATGGCTTTTAATCTCAATGGGTTTAACTTCAATCAATCCATTGTTGATGCTAGCGGACGAGTCGTCCCAACATGGGCTGACGTTCTTAACCGTGCCAACTTAGGCATGGAAGTAATGCATGAAAGGAACGCACATAATTTCCCGCTAGATTTAGCGGCAACTAAGGAGGTTGAATATGCCTAAAGGCAAAGGTACTTATGGTACTAAAAAAGGAAGACCTCCTAAAAAATAACATCACGTCCGTTCATCCTTCTTTGAAGGACGCATGACAATCACAGCATGGAACGGGGCTGTGGTACTGGAGAAAAGACATGTCTAAATCACAGACTGTACTCAAGTATCGTGGTGTAACTTACACAAAAAACATTTAATTATTTAACATGAAATCAATTGCACTAGCCCTAGCTACAATCTCATTTGCTTCTGCTCCTGCAATGGCTGGCGTCTACGTTAACGCTGAGTCAAATGCATCTTACACAGGTAATGATTATACATCTAGAACTACCGACCTTCACGTAGGCTACGAAGGCGAAGTAGGTCAGCTTGGATACTATGTCCAGGGTGGTCCTGCATTCTCTGCAGCAGACGGCGCAGATGGTAGCACAGATTTCTCAGGTAAACTGGGAGGTTCTGTACAAGCATCTGAGAAGCTCGGCGTATATGCAGAGGTCTCATTTAAAACTGATGAGACTGTTGACACAGCATACGGCACAAAAATAGGTGCCAAGTATTCTTTCTGATTAACATCTATGTACTCACTATTTGACTATATGCTTTCACCACCGATGAGAACAGTTGTTGTTGTCTCGGAGGATCAATTAAAAGATCTAAAGAAGAAGCAGTATGATGAAGAAATCAAAACAATTGAAGCCCAAAAAGGTGAGCTTGAAGCTGCATACAATCGCAGAAAACAAAGCCTCGCTGATTCTTTGGCCCATCTTAAATCCAAGGTGAAAGCATTGGAACCTGCAAAAACTACTGGGAGGAAAAAAGTTGGCTCGACATCAAACTGATGGCAACATGGCGTTCGTACATGGACGCACCCCTGAACCACCCGAAGAGAAAGTTGAAGAAACACAAGAAGAAAAAGAGTACGAATCTCTTGAAGAAGCCCTCTTGGGTGAGTAACTTAAATGAATTATGGGTAGCGGTATTCGTACTGCTATCCATTTTTTTGTATATAGAATGGTCACACGTTCTATTTCATAACAGGGAAGAGACACCTCAGTGTCGGATCTCTTCCTAATTAGGCTTTGGCCCAGTACGCTGGATACCCATTGCCGTCATGACGGTGGGATAGACCACAAAAACAAACGTTTTAATTTGCTAGCAAGGGAAAATATACACACATTACATTTTAAAATAAAGAAAAAATGGCAGTTCATCAGAATGCGGCTAACTCAAACCTAGCCCAACTGACAAGACCAGGTTCTCTGAACGGTGCAGCTGATTCTAGAGCACTCTATCTAAAGTTATTTAGTGGAGAGATGTTCAAAGGATTCCAGCACAACACTATTGCTAGAGACCTTGTCATGAAGCGAACCCTAAAGAGTGGTAAATCTTTACAATTTATCTACACGGGTCGCACAGATGCAGAATTCCATACTCCAGGAAAAAGCATCCTCGGTAACGACGCTGGTGCTCCACCAGTAGCCGAGAAGACCATCACTATTGATGATCTACTTATCTCCTCAGCTTTCGTTTACGAATTAGATGAGACACTTGCGCATTATGAGTTACGTGGAGAGATCTCTAAGAAGATCGGTTTTGCGCTTGCAGAAAAATATGACAGACTAATCTTCAGAGCACTTAGCCGTGGCGCTAGAGCCAAAGCTCCTGTAATGAAGACTAACTATGTCGAACCAGGTGGAACACAAATCAGAGTTGGTACTAACACTGACGCTGACGATGCTCTTAATGCAAACTTCCTAGTGACAGCCTTCTATGATGCCGCAGCGGCACTAGATGAGAAGGGTGTATCTCAGGACGGAAGAGTTGGTGTTCTTAACCCAAGACAGTACTATGCTCTCATCCAACAGGTTGGCGAGAATGGTCTGATCAACAGAGATGAGCAAGGTACAGCTCGTCAGAGAGGAAACGGAATCGTTGAGATTGCAGGCATTAAGATCTTCAAGTCAATGAACGTACCTTTCTTCAGTAAGTATGGTACAAAGTATGCTCCTGCATCTAACCCTACTGCTGCAACCGACCCTGCAACAACTAACCCAGGTAACACTGGTGACTTTGTTTCAGCAGCTATCGAAGATGGCCGCAACTCCGTAACAGGAATCAATAATGATTACGGACAAGCATCTAACTTCGCTAACTCTTGTGGATTAATCTTCCAGAGAGAAGGCGCAGGTGCAGTCGAAGCCATTGGACCACAGGTTCAAATAACATCTGGGGATGTATCGGTGATTTACCAAGGAGATGTCATTCTAGGACGTCTCGCTATGGGCGCCGACTATCTAAACCCAGCTGCTTGTGTTGAACTATTTGCTGGTACAACTACTAAGCCTGCTCAGTTCGGTACAGTTCAAACTGCTACCAACGACGCTGGTTACGGATAAATTATCGTATATATGGGGTACTTCGGTACCCCTTTTTTTTAAATTATGGCAG